GCACCGCTCTAGGCGTAGGCACTCTCTACGCTGACGCGACCCTGCAAGAAGTCTGCGACGCGGCTGACAATGTGCTACTTCCTTTCTTATGGAAAAATCAAGTACCAACAGTCGCTCACAGCAATGTCGGAACAGTTGGAACCCTTTACTTTGATGAACCGATCCGAGACATGTTTTATGTTGGACAATCTGTAACGATCTCAGGCTCTGGAACAAAATTCAACGGCACTAAGACAATCACAGGAGTCTCTGAGTATTCTTTTAACGTGACAACCTCTCACACGTCAGATAATCCTTATCACACAATCATGCCTTACGGCATCGCGGCAGCGGAGACCTACGCAGACTACACAGCTATCCCAGCAATTCAAGAAGCCTCACTCATGATCTCGATCGACATCTGGCAGTCTCGTCAGGCTCCATCAAGCGGCGGCGTCACCATCGATGGCTATCAGCCAAGCCCTTATCGGATGGGTAACACACTCCTCGCGAGAGTCCGAGGCCTTCTTGCTCCTTATCTTGATCCGCGTTCCATGGTGGGCTAATGTCTGCTATCTCAACACTACGCGCAGGCTTAGCCTCAGCCCTTACAGACAATTCACTTTACTCAGTATTCGCATTTCCACCTGCGACCCCTATTGCTAATAGCGTGATCGTAAGCCCGGCAGATCCTTACATCTCACCATCTAACGGATGGCATGCATCCATCTCACCAATGGCTAACTTCACCATCTCAATCATGGTGCCGCTTCTCGATAACGAGGGCAACCTCAATGGAATTGAAGATGACGTAGTGCGAGTGTTCAACTTGCTCGCGGCATCTTCATACACTTACAACGTCACAGATGTATCGGCTCCAGCCGTACTGAGTGCCGTCTCAGGTGATCTACTAACATGTAATATCAATATCTCAGTCCTAACGAGTTGGAGCTAAAATGTCCGAGTGGGAAACAGAAAGAGACGCCTTCCTGATCAAAATCGGGCAGGTAGCAACACCAGCACCTAAGCCAGCATCTACCAAGAAAGACGAGGAATAATCCCATGGCTGTATTTCTAAATAATGGAGTAGTAGTCACGGTCGCAACCGTCGATCTATCAGACCACGTTACATCTGTAACACTTAACCGCGCCTTTGATGAGCTTGAAGTTACTGCAATGGGTGATTCTGGCCATAAGTTCGTAAAGGGTCTTGAGGCAGCATCGCTTACAATCGACTTCCTTAACGACACAGCTACAGCAGAAGTTCTACAGACTCTCGCTACAGCGTACGGCACAAATGCAACAGTTACACTTAAGCAGACATCTGCTGCAACATCTGCCACTAATCCACTTTACACAATGACATGCCTAGTCAATAACCTCACCGACATCAATGGTGCAGTTGGCGATCTCGGTACTCAGTCTGTAACATGGAACGTATCAGGTACAGTAGTAATAACAACCGCATAATCTAACTAACAAAGGGGCACAGCATGGCAAAGTTAATAGTCACACTAGCGGACAACAGCGTTACCGAGATTGAGATCACTCCTCGATTAGAGTACGCGTTTGAGCTATATGCTAAAAAGGGATTTCACAAAGCGTTCCGCGATGATGAAAAGCAGTCCGATGTCTATTGGCTTGCATGGGAAGGCCTTCGACTAAGTGGAGTCACAGTCAAGCCATTCGGCGCAGACTTTCTCGAAACTCTAAAGAGTGTAGAGGTTGCTGAGTCTGACCCTTTGGCCTAGGCAGGGATAGCATCCACTATCTCATTGCTCGCTTGAGCATTGAGACGGCTATCCCTCCACAATATCTAATTGATTTAGATCCATCGATGCTCCAGATGTTATTGAAAGCATTGAAGGATAGAGGAAAGGAGCAAGCGGATGCCTACAGAGCTAAAAGGCGCTAGTGAACTCCGCAGAGCCCTAAAAAAGTTTTCACCTGATCTTGACAAAGCAACACGCGATGAGATGGTTGGCTTTCTTAAACCTTTAATTAGGAAGGCTAGAGGGTTCATGCCTTCTAATGCGTCTATGCCTTCTGGATTTGTAGGCAGTAGTGAGGCTGGTAGATTCCCAAAATATGACGCTGTGATTGCTCGTCGAGGCATAGGTTATAAGCTGACACCAACTAAGCCCAATCGCCAAGGTTGGGTGCAGACAGTCTCGATCCACAATAAGACCGCAGGCGGAGTCATTTATGAATGGGCTGGACGTAAGTCCAGTAGTAAGTTCGTATCTAACTTGCCCGGCGCTCTGGCAGGTTCTGGCAAAAACTCAGGACGTGCATTGTTTAAGTCTTACTTAGAAGATGAAGGCAAGGCTAAAGTGGCAATCATCAAGGCGCTAGAAAAGGCCGCCGCTATTTTTAATGCGAAAGGTAACGGCTAATGGCTGAAATTAGAATACCGATTATCGGTGAGTTCAAGGGTAAGAAAGCCTTTAAGGAAGCCGATAGCAGCGTCAAGTCCCTTACAAAGAACTTTAAGAAACTAGCGGGCGCGGCAGGTATTGGTCTATCAACCGCCGCAGTAATTAAGTTCGGCAAGGAAGCGGCCAAGGCCTTTATTGCAGATGAGAAAGCAGCCAATCGTTTAGCCATTGCAGTCAAGAACTTAGGTCTAGGATTTGAGACCCCTCGCATCGAGCGCTACATCTCAGAACTATCTGCCATGTCAGGCGTTACAGATGATCAGCTTCGACCATCGATGCAGAAACTATTACAGACTACTGGCTCAGTCACTAAGGCTCAAGAACTACTCGCGCAGGCTACAGACATCAGCGCTGGCTCTGGCGTCGATTACGAGACAGTCGTCAACGATTTGACATCCGCGTTTGTGGGGCAGACTCGTGGTCTTCGTAAGTATTCACTAGGTCTTAGCGTCACAGAACTAAAGACAATGAAGTTCTCAGATGTCCAAGAAAGACTTAATAAGCAATTCTCGGGCGCTAATGCAGAGTATCTAACTACCTACGCTGGCAAGTTACAACTCATCTCTACAGCAGCAGGCGAGGCAAGCGAGAAGATCGGCGGAGCGCTAGTCGAATCCTTGGTCTCAGTCTTTGCCGCTGGAGATACGACTAAGTTCGTAAGCCAGATTGATGCACTCGCGGTAAAGATTGCTGACACAGTTTCAGCAGTAGTATTCGGATTTCAGAAGTTATACGTCTTGACTAGCGATCGAGCAATTCTTGCTAGCTTCAACCCTTTCGATGATTATGAGAAGAATGCCCTAGCCGCCATCGAGGCCGCGGAGAAGGCAGCCAAGTTTAAGCGTAATGCTCCAACCATGGGCTACTCAGGATCTCAGCCTATTGGTATCTATGAAACCCCAGTCCAGATTGCAGCTCGTAAAAAGGCAGAAGCGGACGCAGCCAAGCGAGCAAAGGCTCTAGCATCTTTACAGACTAAATCTCTAGGAGAAGCAAAAAAGAAGGCAGCCCTTGATAAAGCCTCAAAGACTCTCAACCTAGATGCTATTGGTATTGAGGCAGCACTTAAAGGCAAGTTAAGTGAGACTGATCGCCTATCTCTACAGTTACAGAAAGCAATTCTTGAAGGCAATGCAAACCTAGCCACGAGCATCTCAGATCAATTAGATGCGGCAATCAAGCGCAATAATGAACTGCGCCTAGCCTTGCTAGCTACTCCTAAAGCGCCTAATCCTTTTTCTGAATGGTCAGTCCCTAAACTAGATTTTGGTGGGAACATGCTGGGTACTCCAGTCCCGGACTTTAAGCCTCCTTACTATGCTCTGCCACCTAGCGGCGGCGGCATGGGGCCGTTCGCTCCTCCTGCTCCAGCAGCGCCAGCAGCTGAGAAACCAATTATCGTTGTGGTTGAGGTTGATAAAGAAGTTATAGCAACCGCCATAACTTCAGTACAGACTGATCAATCCCTATCAGGATCTTTCATCGATGCCAATCGTCTTGGTAGATTTGCTCAAGTGCAAACTCCACTATGAGTCTTCCAGCCACTATCTCGGTCTCCTTTGACTTTAGCCAAGGTGCTACATTCGGCTATCCGTTTACTATTGGCGATGCGAAATATGGCGTTATCGGAGTAAGTACGTTCGCAGGATCAGAAGTTCCAGAGCCCGTAATCGATCTCAGCAACGTAACTCGACAGA